TAACTATCAATCCACCACGATTGATAAACGCATTACTTGTATTGTCTGTATCAGCAATCAATGGATTACTCTTACGATTGTTAACAATGGTAAAGCCATACTTTTCTAATATGATTCTGTCTGTTACACCAAAGGGACTTGTGGTATCTCTATTGACTTGTGTACCACTCATGTCAATAATACTGTTGATTCTTCGTTTTGGGAAGTCTACACGAATCGCTTCTGCTAATCCTTCTGTGCTACAATCATTGATAGCGTAACTCTTTAATATCTCTATGGTGCCATTAACATCACCAGACTTTGTAACTTGAGCAACTGTCGCACACATTACACGCTTATTAAAGTCATGGAATGTATATAAATCACCACCTTTATCTACAACATCTTTGGTGTACTTGTTCTTATCCCATGCGTAAAAGAATTGATCTGCTACACTTTCCCATTGACACATATAGTCTTGGTTAAACTTTAATGGGCTGATGATTCGTTTTTGTTCTTCAATAAACTCACGATTACCACTACGCATTTGGGTATAGTTATAATGACGAACAACATACTTGTCTGTGTTCTGCAATGCTAACTTAAACAGATCATGTAATGGTCCCGTACCATTAGGCGTACTAATAACAATCAATCTACCTGCTGTATCTGGTGCACCAACTCTGGGACGCAAACGATTTGTAATCTCTTGTAATGTATCTTGCGTATACATTGAAGCTTCGTCAGCTACCCAAACACCTACATTTAATCCACGCAAGTTTTCACGCTGTTCCGCACTTTTACAGCGAATGAACACTCCATTAGGGAACTTAATTGTAAGTTCTGAATTGTTAATGTCTTTACCATCAACTAATCCAAAGTGATTCATACAACTATGCTTTAATGGCTCCCATATCAAAGACTTAATCATAGCTCCTGTTGGAGCACTGTAGATTATATCTTTGCCCTTATGATAACGAGGGTCGCTTGCAAACAGCGGTAACGCAATAGCCGCTAAGAATGTTTTACCACTACCAACAGGCACTATATCAATACAGTGTTTGTCAGTAGTGAGCCAGTCTGCTAGGATAGTTTTCTGCTCGCCATATAACGGAATCTCTATCTCATTCATTTCGTAGATATACTTGATGGCACAATACTCTGCCAATCGTTAAGTTCTATGCCAGGAAACGTGAAGTTATTGTGTAAACTCTGCCCAAGAGTAGTGTGGTCAATCTCTTGCTTATCTGCTACAACCTTATTCAATATCATACTCTGATACTTTTGTAATAGATGTTTGTCATCACCCATTCTTGCGTTGTGGTAATCTTCTGCGAATCCTTCAGCAAATGGTTTATCTTTATCTTCAATAGCGGCTAATATAGTTTGTGCTGATAGTTTTTGCGTACTACCTTTCTTTCTGCCACCACCTACTCTGGCACCACCACGTTTCTTTACGGGTAGTACTGATTCACCTGTATTAATTTCTTTCATTCAATCTCTCCTCTATTAGTTTGGCTACTTCACGATGACGATGAAACTTGGGCATCATGTTGTTAATCGTTTGTAGCTCTAACACTTCTGGTACAGTACCTTTAAGTATTATATTTTCAATATGCTTAAATCTACTGTCACAGAAGCAATGTCCTATAAATTCACGCGGACTCATTCTTAGGTTTTCTTGTACGCTTTGGCTTAGTTACAACTATAGGTGGTTCAATCTTATAGACACCTTCAGTTAATGTATCACCACCATAGCTAGGCCAGTTCTCACGTGACAACTGTACATCACCTACTGGCTTGCGTTCAAACGTTAACTTAATCTTTTCCCAAATACTTTTAATCATACTGTTTCCTTACTTTTAATTAATGAGTCTATAGCCGTATACCAATCATATTGGCATGGTGTGCCGGAATCATAAAACCATGCGACATATTTTTCATATTGTTGCTCGGTACATGTGTTTAAGTACTCTGTATCTTTATCTATCCAAGCTTGAATTTCTGGATTAATCATATATAAACCTTTTCGTAATCTTCACTGTTGTCGGTCTCATCTAGTCCATCCCAGAATGATCCATCATCTTTTTTCTTAAACTTTAGTGTACCAAACACTGATAGGAACTTTTGATTCTTCTTGCCCCATGCTTGTGTCATCTCTAAAAATCTATCACGACCAAACATAATCTGTAATTGTGTTTTACAATCTTCTGGACTTGGATTGATATCGTTCTTAGTATCTTGTAATGTATGCATGAAGCTGATACATTGATCTATCTCAAGTTCAGTCATGTGTGGTGACAGTTCTGTTACCATCTTATCAAAGTTCTTTATGTGCCCAACATACATGGGCTTATCAATTAATTGTTTCATTAGTGTACAATGCTTCCTTGAGTTAATCCATCTAACCGTTCGTTAACATCAATGTTAATTTTACTTTTAAGCTCTGTGGTTAGTCCAGCTTTGTATTCTTTGAGGTAATTTTCTTGCTGTAACGCACCCAAGAACTGATGTATTGTGCGTAAGCCTAATATCTTCATCTCAAAGATATGTCTATTCTCCTCGTTAAGGTCCTCAACATCCATGTTCATCATTGCTTCTATTGACACTTCAATGTCTTTAACTAATGGGTCAACTGTGACAACTAATTCGTTGTCATTGTCTCTGTATAATTTGTAATTGTATTCTATTTCACTCATATATTTCCTTAAATTGTTTTGGAGTTAACTCACTATAATGTTCATGTGGAATATCAAAACTTTTGTTATTTCCATTAATTCTAATTATTTTTTTATCGGTATGATCTTTTAACACTTTATGTAATCGTTGACGCCATTCCGATGTTTTCATGCTAGCTGCCGGATACATATGTCTATCACAATAATTTAATGTACCTTTATAAACATTTGGCAAATCGCTACCACCATTGCCATAATCAAATCCTATCATGTAAACAATATCGTTATCTTGCTGTAATGCTAACCTTAATGCACTATTACCACTATCGTTTGTTTCTTTGAAGTCCCAAAAGAAGTTAATTGGTTCACCATCTTCTGCCAATTGGTCTAATCTATTATTATGTTCAGTGTAAAGCTTTGTTTGTCTGTGTATGTCATTATCAATGATTTCAACAACCATATTAAGATCCATGCTTATTAAGTAATCAGGTATAAAATCTCTATACAATGCGTTGCAACCATATGTTGTCATTTTGCTACCTATCGTTGATAAGTCAAACTGTAAACGACTGGGGCCATTACCAATAACACAAGCTATGTTCATTTTTTCTTTATGTCTTTCATTGGTTCTTTGTATCCACTAGCATGAATGGCAGCTGCCTGCTTCTCTGCGTCTTTACGGTCTTTGTAGAGTTTACCACTGTCACCATAACGATACATCTTCTCACCTTTAACTGTTATCATCTGTATTGGCATTTTTGTCATCCTTTATTCTATTTAGTACTTTACATGTTTTTGCGTGTTTTACGAGGCTATTTGCGTACTTAAATCCATTATCACATGCGACACATACATAGCCATGAAATTTCCATTGTTCATCTACCTTAGTATATTTTTGTGTTACTGCCACATTGAATGAATGGTTAGGCATTTCATATTGTTGATGAATTTGTTTTGGTGTTTGTTTCTTGGGCATTCAACTCCTTTTGTTTGCGTCTGTTCCAACTGTCTCGCATACTTTGTTTATGTTCTTCACTTTTAGGAACACCAAGCTTGGCATCACGCATCTTTTCTTTTTGACTTTCAGGCTTTGGTACGCCTTTACAAGCACGACGAATGCCATTGCGTAAATTGTCTAATGCTTGTGGAGCAAACTCACCAGTACCTCTTATCCAATCTGTGTAACCTTCGTCAGGTAATGTTGATGGAGTAGTACCAAGCTCAAAGCGTTTAATGTGTTTTACACCATTCATATCATAACGGTGCCAACGTGTGAATGTAATTTGTTTGTTCATAACGATATTTAACAGTCTATAATCTATTTAGATTTTTTTTGAATGTTAAGCAAAGAGTACGCATATTATAGCCATAAAAAATGGCTGACCCTATGCCAGCCATTTACTCAACAAACATCAAAAACAAATGCTACTCTCACTATAGCGTTTGTTGAGCGTGAGAGGTTATTTGCGTAGTGAAGGTTTTCTTCTTTGTAGTTCTACTGCGTACATTTCAGCTAGACCTCTATCTTGTACATTCATAATTAGCCACTCAATGTAATTTGTAGGGATATCTTTCATGTAGTATCCTTTGTATTTGCCATAATGCATTACTGTGTTTTTGTACTCATTGTATACATTTCTCATTGTATCTCTTTCAAATTATGTTAGCTCTGCCTACTCTGGCAGCGTAAAAGCTTTTTAGTTCCATTTCAAAATCCAACTGTTTCCAAACGTTTGGATCGCTATTGATATCATTAAGCATAATCTCATAATAACTATCTATTGTATCAGTATCAATAGCATATGCTAATGTTTTGGGAGTATACCAAGCCCAATCTAAATGACTTTT